ATTGGCTGGGCTTGTGGCTGTGCCGTTGGTCTTGGTCCGACAGATTGGGTTAATGATTTAAGTTGTTCGACCTCTGCTTGAACGTGCTGTAAAAAGTTTTGCTGTATCTGCACATCTTCCAATCTTTTAAACAAAGGCTTTTTCATAAATGCGGCGTGTTCATCTATGTGAGCTTTGTCTGCCGCTTGAAACGGAGGCACGATCTCGCCGTCCATCATCGCTTCCTGCTCCTCTTGCGCTTTGCCTATGCTGGTTGTTTCTGCCCCTGGCGTGTTCTCGTCCATTAAGAAAGTGGCAAGGTATAGTTTCGGGTCAAGATTGTACATAACCATTCTCCGGGCCGCTTCTTTGGGGTTTGATACCTCGAAAGCCTCCATATAACTCAACGGGTCAAGCAAGCTGGCGGCCATTCTCTCCTGCGCTTCCAGCCTTTGTGTGGCTTTGAAAGCAGTCATTTCGCTCTTGACCATAATCTCAATGCCGTCCTCAATATCGTCAGAGCTAAACTCTAAGTAATCGGCCGCTCCTTCCTTGCCTAAGAGCTTGATATAATGCGTGTCATCATAGAAAACCTTGGCCATCTGCAACATCCATCCGTATAAAAGCTCAAGTTTCTTGTCTATGCGCCGGACAGAAAGGTCTATGCGCCCCAAATCTCCTTCCCTTAAAATGTTCCTGCCTGTGGCCGTTTCCTGTGGACCTCTCTCGCCTCTGGTTGTGCCGTGTGCCCCCATAGTGCTGTCTATCTCGGTCTTTGTGTCCTGTAAGTCATTTAAAAGCACCGGAGATACCTGCTGGGGGGAGATATGCGTTACTGCATCGCTGGCGTTCCCTTTCTCTAGCCATAACGGAGCGTTCGGGTTGGATATGGCTTTCTTAGCCTCGTCCTTGCTGATATATGAGCCGGAATACACATCTCGGCCTAAAGCGTGGATCGCGGCTTTGTCTATCTGCCTCTTGCGCCTGTTCACAATGTCCTGTCCAACCTTGGCCTGCTCAAAATCGCTTGTATCGGCGTATATGCTATGGCCTAGGTTCTTCAAACTCAAAACCACATAGGGCTTCAAAGGCTCGTTAAAGTAATTGAGTAAAATGTTTTCCAGCTTCTTTTCCTTGTTCTTTAGGCTGGCCTTTATCTTCTCCAAAGATTTCTTCCTGTCCTTCTCGTCCCAATTCCAATTCGGGTTTTTCTTCTTTTCTAAGATAATACTCCCCACCTTTACCACCACAAAGTCATTGGTCCAGTATTCAAGATAGTGGATGGTTGTGCCTAGCTTATCGCCGAACTCAACGCCCAAAACTCCTTTCTTCTTCGGAAACATCTCCATTAGTTCGGCCAAAGTGTTTTGCTTAAACTCAATGATAAATTTAGCGTCAGCCTCATCAGTTGCGTCCTTGTCAATTAAAATGCGCTGCGGTCTTTTGACCTCGATAACATAGTCGTCTTTTTTCTTGTCCCATCGGATTTTCAGCACTCCTATCCGGTAAAGATAGCTCTGTCTGGCCCAATCCTCATACTTGATGGACATATCCTGCTCGCTCCATTTCCAGCTCAAAAACTGCTGGGTTTTGTCCCTTAACTCTTTGCTTTCGTCCGTGTCTTGTGCCGGTAATACGATAGGCTCTTTGCGCTTGCTGGTAATGATGGATAGTATCGTTTCAAGGTTGCGGTAAAGTATGTTCTGGTCTGTAGGCAATTCATAGTCAAAACGCCCTGCGTCAAGCTGGGTTCCAAGATAATAGCGTTCATTTTCGTCCTGTATCCGCTTCATTGCCGAATACAGGCTCTTTGAGTTTTCTAAATCTGCGTCAATCTCTCTTACAAGATCGGCGTCAGCCATTGATAGTTTCAAAAGCTCCCTCTGCTCTTGAGAACCTTCAATGGTTATTTGTTCGTCAGTTTTTACCTCGTCAGCCATAAATAGACAAAAAGCCTCCCCCGAATACTCGGAAAGAGGCTCTGTGCGTTCTAGACGCTAATGGCCTTCTAAGGTTTTATATTTTAAACTGAAATTTGTTAAACTTCTTACACTTCGGGCATTTGATCTCAAGATCGGTTATCGTCCCATTGTGCCTGCCCAACAGCTTACCGCAGTTATAGCACCTTAAGTTATTATACGCACAAATTTTAACAATTGTCAAGCAGATTCTATTTTCCTGTTTTTCTTCGTTGGTCATCTAATACTCTAGCTAACCTCTGTGATTTATGCGCCATTGTTTTTACATCGTGCGCCGATACATTGATATTTTTCGTTCCCCACTTTTCCACAAATTTAGGGTTCAGCTCCCCATCTGATGTTCTCGGCTGGATAATATCATCGGCGTGCTTGGCTTGTTGCCGGCGGATCTCTGAAATTGGTATGCGCGAGTTCTCCTTAAAACGCTTGATTATCATATTTTTTCAAAACTTCCCTTTCTCTCTGCTTTGCCAGCTCGTCCGGCGTAGCGTCAAGAATGGCTCCCTTAGGATTATTTGGCTTTTCTTTTGCCAATGCCTGCGCGTCTGATAGGGTTTCTATCTCGACTATCTTCAGGCCGAATATGTGTATTATTTTTTTCATAATATTACAAAGATTTTTCCTCTATTGCCTTTATAATTATGAGCAATATCTTCATCTACCCAATTAAAGCAAAAGACAAACTTCCAAAAACTTAAATCTATTGTAAATCTTTCATCTCTTTTGGGATTGTAGCAGTCTTTTTTTGAATACCAGCCTATCGTCGGGTAAAAGAAAGTCTTTTGATTATCTTTAACTGTTCCCCAACAAAAAGTTATTACCTTACAAATATCGCCAGTCTTTTTTTGGTTCTTCATAAATCTCCTGCATATATCCGTCCTTTACGAACGGAGCCGGATTATGTTGGTTATTGTCTGCTGTTAAAATCGCGCCTCGCTCATTGCTCATCAGTCCCTCCCCTATGGCCGTATATCGGTACATATCGGCTGAATGCGAAGTAAAGTTATGCAATGGCTGGTCTTTGAACATTCCCTTGCTGTCGTCCCATTCCCTGCAATACTGGGCGATATAATCAAGCCATTGGGCGCATTTCGTTTCATCTACCCATAACCTTGAAAACATCAGCCTGCCTGCATTTATACCATCGCTGAACGCCAGCTTAGGCAATATTTCAAAACTTATCCCCATTCCCTGCGCTATCTCAAGCCTGCTCTTGCCTGTTGTCAGCTCCCGGACCGTTATATCGTGCGGTGCGATGTGCTTGGCGTATAAATAGGGCTTCTCTTTCAGCTCTTTAGCGTACCAGTCCAGCCCTTTGTCGCTACTCTCCAAGTAGTCAATCATTCTTATCTCTTGATTTACCTTTTGAAAAAAGCCGATTGCTGTGCTGTCCGATACTCCTAAGTCCCAATAAGTATAAACTGGAAGCTCCCTCTCATAGCTCAATGTCGTTATCCTGTGTTCCTGCCTTGCTTTGGCTATCTCCTCGGCGTAATAAGCTCCCTTGATAGCCGCTTCAAAACTGCAATACCATTCCTGCCTATACTCGTCATCTGTCATCACTTTCCGGCTATCCTCAAGCTCCTCTTTGCTTATAAGCCCTGTGTCATCTACTGTCAGAAGCAATGATAACCAGTTTTCGTTGGTCTTGGCTTGCTGGTATAGCCTGTAAAAGTCATTCTTTCCCTTTGGCGTGCCAATCCATATCGCATATCCCTGCCTGTCTGCCAGTGCCGGCCTGATGATCTCTGTGAAAATGTTGCTCGGCTGCTGGCTGTATTCGTCAAACACTACCCCGTCCAATCCGATACCTCTCAAGCTGTCCGGATTATCTGCCCCGTAAAGCGTTATCCTTGAGCCATTAAGCAGATCAACCCTCAACTCGCTTTCATTCACTCTTGAGCCGTAAACCTTATTAACGGACTGCTTGAGTATGTCCCAAGCCACATTCTTCGCCTGTTTGTATGTCGGGGCAATATAAGCGTATTTGGTGCTAGGCTTTCTGATCGCGTCCCTCACTAGGTGGTTGATCGTTGCCGTACTCTTTCCGGCTCGCCGGTGTGCGATTATTACCTTCCACCTTTTCTGGCTCTCGTGCAGTTCCTTGGTCCAAAGTCTTGGCTGATATATTGTTATTATCTCCGGCATAATTTGACCAAGAATAAATTTGCTCTCCTTTGCTTGTAATATCCACCTCTGCCTTATTAGCGTGGAGCTTGTCCATTATCTTCATTGCCACCTGCTTCACACTCTCAAGGGCCGCCACATCTTTCTCACTTGCCTTTCCTTCCAGTATTTTGTCGCACTTCTTAATGGTGCGGCTTAAAACAGATTTCATTTCTTCTATCTGTTGTTCTTCATAAGCATATCCCTTCCGTCCTGCTCCTGGTGTTGCTTGTCCTTTCTTGAAAGGCATTATTAAAAATTGACAAACTTACTTAATTATTGTTTAGCTGTCTTCTACTTTTATATCCATAAGTATCAGTTTTTTTGTGACAATCCTTGCATAAAGTTCTTCCGTTATCTATGGCAAATCGCAATTCAGGATATTGAGCAAAAGGTTTAATATGATCTGCGTGCAAAATAACCGCCCTACCATTCCCATTCTTTCTTCCGCACCAGATACAAGTATAATTATCTCTTTCAAATACTGACTTACGCCATAATTTATATTCTAAAGAGTGTCTAATTCTTTTATTTATCGGAGTAATTCCACCTTTCCACAAATGTGATTTATAACCACTATTTTTTCCCTTCAAAGAAACCTTCATCATTTCTCTATATTTATCATCCTTCCATAACTCTTTATGCTTTCCACTCATTCTCTTTCTTATCTCTTCCGTTATTTTATATCTTGATTTTTGACCTATCTGCGATTCACTAATTTTTCTTTTTGCTTCATCTGTATGTTTATATCCTTTCATCCATTTACCAAATCCTTTAGATTTAGCTACTTCGCTCATTTTATTTCTTGTTTCAAAAGATAATTTTCTTCCTTTTAAAGCAATAGAATTAGCCAATCCAATTTTTCTTTTTGTTTCTTCGGAAAGTTTATGTCCTATTCTAACCATTTTATTCTTTTTCTGGTTTGTTCAATTTTTCATTCAAATTTAATAAATAAGCATCTTCCAATTTCAATTCTTTTCTATCTCCCTTTCCCTTGATGATATCTTTTAAAAGTTTAACCTCATCGCCGGAGAACTCTATTTCTTTTCCTTTATCCTTTGCCGCGTCCCATTGCATTTGAGAATAAACCTTGTCCTCCGCCTTGGTTATGATCGTTCGCAAATTAACGGCCTTAGCCTCTGCGCCGCCGGTAGCAAAATATGTTTCAACCCCGCCCTCTTTCTTGCTTGGCTTTTCTTCAAAGACCAATTCAAGGCTTACTTTCCCCAAAACCTTTTGTGCTTCTAAAAGCATTTCAAGGTCCAGTCCTCCTTTTGCGTAGGTTTCGTTTAATAAATTGCGTGCGCCTAAGCGTTCCGCAACCGTCATCGTAATTGTTTTGCTCATTTTGTTTGGTTTTTTACTTATTATAATAATGGTATTAAGGCCAGCAATGCGTCTAAGATCTGCTGGTTCTGGCTAGCGTATTGGATAAGAAGCTCGGAGCTTATATCCGGCGCACCGGCGTTTATCAGCACATCGCATATTGCTGAAGCGTTTTGAACTAAAATGTCTGGTATCATAAACTTAATTTCCTTTATTTAATTATCTACTACTTTTATGGTTTGTCAAGCTGTGAATTGCTTTAAAACCCTAACTTAATTACATCGTCCAGCCCCCGGACCACCTTGTAAATACCTCCGTTGGCCTCTACATTGGATTGAAATTTCTTCTGCTCGGGACTTTGGTATGTCTTGGGGCGTTTTACTTCAATGAACCAAGGAACCCCGTCTAAAATAAGAATAATGTCGCTTACGCCCTTTAAAGAGTATTTAGGCATACGCCGGAAGCACTGTCTGTCTTTCTGAAAGGTCGGGGCGGTGTTCTGCCTCCAGAAGAATAGATGCTTTAAGGCCAGATAGTCGCAGATTTGATTTTGAATGTCGCTCTCTTTCATTTCCCCAATATCTTAAGTAATTCTTCTTTAGCGTGGTCTATCCCAAATCTTATATCATCATCAGCATCGTTTGAACCTTGTTTCGCCCACTTTTCTATTTCTCGGAGTTTATCTTGGCATTTATAACATTGTCTGCAAAGATTTTTGGATTTCTCCCAATTAGATTGTTCTTTTTCCATATCTTATCCAATACTTATTCTTACATCCAAATCGCACTTAGGACAGAAGAAAATATATTTGCTTATTTTTTTAGTTATCGGGTCTTTTGCATTTTTCATCTTCACTCCACAGATAGGACAAACTGTTAAATCCGCTCCTGCCAATTCAGCCGAAGAGATGGCTTCTTCCATTATTTGGTTCTCTTTTAGGTAAGGGAACTTCTTTTTAAATTGTTCTTGGCTCATACTTCAAATTGTTTAAGGATATTATTGCGAATTTCGGCTTTGGCGGCGTTGTAGCCTTGCCTTCTTAAATGGTCATCAATAGTTTCACTCCATTTATATTTTTCAACCAATTCAAAGTCTTTTGTATCTATAAAAATATATTTTCCAGACCCCTTTAATCCACCTAATGGAATTTTTTTATAAGTTTGCCCTTCTGGTAAATCTTTGAATGGCATAGTGTTTTAAGCTCCTAAAGCGAATAAAATTTCTTCAAGAATATCTATCTTTCTCCATCTGTTTTCATTCGCTCCTTTATATTCTTTTAATTCTTTAATTCTGTCCTCTAATATATTTATTATATCTTCTTTGTCCATAATGTTTTTTAGCTGATAAAGACTTGCTTTCTACCAGCTTTTTAGATTAGTTATTTTAAAAGTTCAGGATTTTCGTAGATGTTGCCGATGACTTCCCATTTTCTCCATCCATTTGGAAAAGAAAATCCAACATAACAATCAATAAATCCTCCTTGTTCATCATCATAAATTTCTTCAGCATTATCATTCCACTCTACTATTCCATAAAATCTCTTTTTATTACCTTTGACTATTTTCCCAAAAACATCCCCCTCGTAAATCTCTTTGCCGTTCTTGTCGGTTAGGCCGGTGAATTGCATTATTGGGTTTTCATCATATTTGGTAACACATTCAGCCGTTTCATTTAAAAAATATCCCTTGCCAAGCCCAGCAACAACGCTGTATTCCATTCTATCTCCTATCCACGCTCTAAATTTTATTGTTCTCATACTTTTTTATTGGTTAGAGGTTAATTAATATCTATATTTCTATCATCTCTCCAAGTTACTTGCTCGCCCATTATTACTTCTCCTATAATAATAAAGAAAGCTCCGATCAATAATGGGATTAATCCCAGTAAAATCCTTATAATTTTTACAATTTCATATAAATCTTTTTTCATATCCTTATTCCCCCTTTAAATTAGTTATTGGTTAAAATAATACTTCTTGTCCCAATCTTTTCTTGGCTATATCGCAATACTTAGGAATTATCTCGATGCCGATATAACGGCGGTGTAATTGTTTGGCGGCGACTGCGGTTGTGCCTCCTCCTAAAAAAGGGTCTAAAATCAAATCGTTTTCGTTGCTATTGTCCAAAATTAACTGCTTCATCAAATCTATCGGCTTTGGCGTTGGATGTTCTCCGGCTTGCGGTATTATTTTTTGAAACTTTAATACATTTGATTTATTGTTCCCTCCGTTCCAAACAAGCCTTTCTCCTTTTGTCGCCACTAAAATAGCTTCCCATTGAAAACGATACCTCCAGCCCATACCGACAAAACCTTTATCCCAAACTAAAACATTTTCAATTTTTAGATATTCCCCCGCCTTTAACCATAAATGCGCCAACGAAGGAGTACCACCACCACCACAACAACAACAACAACAACCGCCATCTTTTAAAACCCTTTTTACTTCGCTTAAAAACGGACCAAGAATACTTATAAAATCATCTATCCCGTCATTAACAATTTTTTCTTTTTTCTGTTTTCACTCGGCCTGGCCGATTGAAAACTTATCCCATACGGCGGGTCGGTCAACACCAAGTCAACGCTCTTGTCGGGAAAGGTTTTCATCACTTCAAGGCAGTCGCCACAGATTATTTGGTTGATTGGTAGTTCCATATTATTCCCCCTTTAACACCTCTCTTATTTTATCTCTGGCGACTTCGGCGGCTTCTCTGGTAGGAAAGCAATTGTTAAAATTTAACTTGTCTTTATCTGAATTGCTAGCAATTAAAAAATCAATTTTATATATATCCCCATCAAAATCTACATACCAATATTCTTCTCCTTCAGTTGGACTCCACTTTTCTTTGGGAACAATATAGCCTGTTTCTAATTCTGTTTTAGTAACCCACATACAGAAAATATTAAATCCTCTAAATTGAGAAAGAGCATAAAGGTCATCTACGATAGCTAAGACCTTTCTACCACCGCTACACCCCCTTTGTTCTAATATATCTCCTACTTTTATCATAAGTGTTAGATTTCTTTTAACAGGTATTTATTACTTATTACTTTAAACGACAGCCTAAAACCTTTGTAATCCATTTCTGTTTTTGGTCTGACAACAATCCCCTCTCTTTCTGCTTCTGGATTAAGAAGGCTTTTCCCTTCTGCCAAGGATAATATTTCTTCCAATGTGTTCGGTAAAGAAAAATTGTCATTTACCATCGGAACCATTTTTAGATCAAGTCCGTTAATAAGTTCACAGAAATTACCAAAGTCTAAGTATCTGCCAGAGGATATATTATAGGCACTGAAAAAATAAATTTGTTTTCCTTTAATCTTTAAGGAATTGCCTTGTATTCCTTCTCCAACAATCTCTCCCTGTAAACAAAGACCTTCTGGCAATTTATCCTCTAACTCTAATTTTTCAGCGATCTGCCAATAAACAGTTCCTCCTTTCTCCAGTTCTATATTTTTGGAACAAACCCCGAATACTCCGTCTTTTTTGTAATAGGTGGCACTTGTCCCGTCCAACTTCTCAGTCGCATAGAATCCAGTCAGGACATCAGCCATATTTTGAATACGCTCCTCATCAGTTTTTCTTAAAAATCCAGGGAAAAAACCTTTAATTTTTCCAGACATACAAGCTGGAATCGGCGGTTCGTATTTTAAAACTCCAAGCAATTCAGAAACATCTTCTCCCACTTCGCTGTTATTTTCCAACAATCCGAATAAACTTAATGGCATTATCAACCCCTGCGAAAGTTGTCCTCTTAGCTTAATGGTTTTTAATCTGATTCCTTCTACTTCTTTTCCATCCACTATCATTTTCTTAGGGCTATTTCCCTTAGTCAAAAATTCATATTCTGGTATCACTGGTAAAAAAGAATCTATCTCATAGTAAAGAACTTTATCTTCGACATTAAACTCATCTTTATGGGCAACTACCCACCAACCTTTTACTCTGGCGGCGATTATTTTATCTGCCCCGTCTATTGATTTTATTTCTTCTATTTTTTGAACCGTAACTAGCTGACGCATAAGTGTTTTTTTTAGTTAGTTAATTATGTCGGGGAGGCAGGACTCGAACCTGCGCATACGAGGCTTAGTACCAAGTCGCCTCTATCTACCGACTGAATTACTCCCCTGATTGGCTCAATGCCTAATTCTTTATCAATCAAGAAACCAATTTCTTTTTTTCAAAATGTTTGGCGAATAGAATTAAGCTATAAACAAATCCTTTTCCGAAGTCTGATTGTATTTTTTCAGTTTCCATATTTTTTAAAACGGCACATCCGCTATATTTATTTCTGGCCCCGTCCCCCTCGGCGCGCTGTCGTCAATGATCGGCAAGCCGTCCTCGTCCAAGTCTTTATCGGGCGCAGCCGACCTTTGCGCCTTGGCTCCGAATTGCACGCTCTCCGCCACGATCTCGGTAATGTATCTTTTCCCGTTCGGGCCTTCCCAGCTTCGGGTCTGCAATCTGCCCTCGATGTAGATTTCACTTCCCTTGGCCAGATAGCTTGCCACGCTCTCTGCCTGCTTGCCCCAGATTACGGTGTTATGGAATTGGGCTTCTTCCTGCTTCTGGCCTGCTTTGTCCTTCCAGGTGCGGTTTGTGGCCACTCTTAGCGTTGCTACGCTCTGGCCTCCTTGCGTGGTTTTAAGCTCGATGTCGGAAGCGATACGGCCTATAAGAAATACTTTATTGAGGTTCATTTTAGTTTTTTATGCTTATTAACTCCTCGAAAAATTGAGGATATTTTTTTATAAAACTTATGTCTATCGGTTTTAGTTCCAGCTCCTCGTTCGCTATCGCTCTTAAAACTATCTCCTTCACTTTGGCTGTCAGCCTCCAATGGTTGTAGTCGCTCTGCATCGGGTTTGCGTGGCACTTCCAGCATATTGGACAGGAGTTGAAGATTGATCGGTTGTGTTCGCCTTTGATGTAGCAGTTGGCTGTGGGGCTGATTATGTGATGTAGCTGGTCAGCGTTATTCTGGTCGCATTTTATACAGGTATACCAGCCGTTGCCTTCCCAGAAACTGCGGACGGCAATCGGGAAACGGTTTTTGAGGAGTGTCATTGGTATCTTGCCGTTCCTTTTTCGTCCTCTTTGACTTTTAAGAAACGGTTTAGACTTCTTATCAGGGCCAGCAATCCTTTCTCGGCGTTCCTTGCTTCCATCATTTCTCGGTATTCGTCCGATGTTTTTGCCACGATCTGCGCACGATTGGCCTTTTCATTTCTTTCAAGCTCGACCTTTAAAACTTTGTTGTAGGAAATGTCTGTTTCAAGGATTTTGTCGTTCACATTTCCGTATATCGCCGCCAGCTTGGTCAATATCTCCGCCGCTCTGTCCGGCGTTATGTCCTTGTTGCTTATCTCGTTTTGATAGGATTGGATAAGTTCGCGGACTGTCATTGTAATTTTTTAGATTTGTTATTCCCTTTTTGGATTGTGGCGGGAAAGAGGGGGTTCATTGTTTTGATTTATACCGATCTCTTGTTTCCTTCCGGGCCTCGCTTCCTTCGATCTCCTCGCTTATTTCGTTTGATATGCTCTCAAAAATACTGTCGAACTCTGCGTCATTGTCCGAACTCCAATTCATTCCTGCTTTTTCCCACAAAGTTCTGATATAAAATTTAAGTGTCTTTTTTGCGTTTTCCATAACCTTTAAATCTTATTGGCGGGCATTGAGAGGAGGGCAAGGTTTGACTTGCAGATAATGGCCTGCTGAATTGCACAGCTTTACTATCGCCATTACTTACTTAGGATTTCCACCTATTCTTGTTCAAGGGCTCACTGTCCCACACCTCCTCTCGATACCCGCCACTGATTATTTTTAAACTTTATTGCTTTCCTCGATGAACCTTTGGATTGAATACTCGATAAGTTTCCTTGAAACATCCTGATCTCGGAATATTTTGTGGTTCTGTTCTTCAAATTCTTGTAAAATATCTTCAACCAAACGCTTTTTAATTTTAATTTTATCTTTGGTCATTTCGTTGCTTCTTTTAACAATTTATCCAGCTCCTTATCCCCGATCATTATTTTTCTTGGAGTGTTCGGGACAAGCTCCCAAACTTTGGATTTTCTGATTTTATCGACAACCTCCTTTTTTAAAAATAAAGCGAGATCATCTGGTATTGGTTCATAAATTCTGCTTCCTGATTTATTTTTCCAATAATAATATTTGTTTTGTCCACCGTTTATTTTTTTAGCCTCTTTATCTTCTTTCCAGTTTTTCATCTTCTTAATCTTAGAAATTACAGGGCGGTGGGTTTTCCGCCGCCCATTACTTACGATCTCGGCTTCCCAGGTTCCGGCAGGGTTTTCCGCCGTTGCGCTGAAGGCAATAATGTTTTATTTTGCCCCACGATGGTCGCTTGGTTGGGTTTCTGCAATACAGATAGGGTTTTGCCGTAGGATCACCTCCAAAGAACTCTTTACCACTCCTCGTCAAATTTCATTTCTTCTTGTCCGAAACTCTTTGACTTGGCTTTTACGCATTTCTTCTCATCGGTTTCGATAAAATATTCGCGGCCAGTTGAAGGACAAATACAGTTGAAAAACTTGAGAGGATTGTTCAAACCTTTGACGCTGAACTCCACCACTCTTTCTTTGTTCCCTTGCTCATCGGTTCTTTCCTCTAATACTTTTCCTGCCAGCTCTTTCATTTTTGTTTTGTCCATTCTTTCGTAAGCCACTCTGCGCTGTTCGGTATTGGAGAGTTGGAACACTTCGGCGGCGGTCAGTTGGTCTTTGCGGACTTTATCGAATAGGTCTTTGTAAAATTCAACATTGTTTATTCGATAAGTGATATCTCCTTTTTGACGAAGTAGCCATTCGGAAGAGAGATCGGTGATATGCCATTTTTTCTTTGAGGCTAGTTTCCATAATTGCTTCTCTAATTTTTCTGAAATTTGGGAGTTGATGGAAAGGTAACCGCCTACGGACTTGAGGTTTGGAGTGTCCAGCTTGGCTTGGGAGTGGATGTAAAGGTAACCGCCTACGGACTTGAGGTTTGGAGCGTCCAGCTTGGCTTGGGAGTAGATGGAAAGGTAACCGCCTACGGAC